TTAATTTCTCTAACTTAGTTGGATCTATATCTTTATATGCACTATTATTAATTACATCTAATTTAAAAAATCCAAGACTATCTGCTTGCTTATAATCAATAGCACAAGTGCCATTTAAATAATCAGTTGGAACATTATGAAAATAAACGCCTGTTTTATGTTTCTTATCATCCGTGAGCTTTGCAGGAACATGTTTAAATAAATCTAATACTTTATCCCTATCTGCTACATCAATATCAACATCGGTATTAAATGCCATTAAACTTCATCTCTGTAATTACATTATCAGCCCAATTAAGATCATCTTTATTTTTATCAAATAAACGATTCCATTTTGATAAATCGTCACCGATCCAATTATCTAAATGTTTAAGTTCACTATCTTCCATTTTGGATAGTAACTGTTTTCCAAAATTTGTACCAACTGCAATCCATAAACTTAATTTGCCATCACGTATAAGTTTTAGTATTGTAGGCGAATTAACTTCTATATAAAAATCTTGCATTGGTTTACTTTGTTGTTCTGCCCAATCTTGTGTACATAATACAAATTTTTCTAATGCTCTTTGACACGATTCTTTTAATGCATGTTGCTTAATAAACTTGTCATACGTACTATCTTTTCTCCAATGATCTACTTTAATATTATTATCACAAATCCAATCCATAAATTCTTGATAATTTTTAATTTGTGCTTCTAGTAAGTATCTAGCAAATTTAATAAATTCCATGTAATGTCGTGATGCTAAAAACTTTGTTATATCTGCTTGTTTGTAAGTATTTCTAGCAAGAAATTTATTATAACACCATAATGCTATAATCATATACTTTTCATCTTTATCAGTATGGTATAATTTTTTAGGACAGGAATGCGACGCTAATGTTGTCTCTCTTACAAATTCACGATTGCAAAAACTACATTTAAACTTTGCCATCTATTTCATCCAACATTTTTTGAATTGCTTTTTTATTACTTAATAAAATATTTAATTCGTCCTGATTTAGTCCCGGATACAATGCATTTAACTTGCTTGTAAGTTCATCCTTTTTACTTTTTTTACTTGGACCTATCCACGGATGAAATTGATTACTTCCTAATCCAATTACAGATGCTAGTTGCCAAAATAACTTTTTATGCTTATACAAGACTGAAAAGTTTTTGTTTAATAGTTCATTGGCATATGTTAAATAATGCGATTGTAATTGTTTGCTACCTTTAACACTACTAGTCCAACGTAATACCATAAACGGACTAAATTCTTTTTCTTGTTCTTCAGTTAGTTGCTCGTAAAAATCCTTGTTACGTTTATCAACTGCTCCTAACATCGATTTAAGATCAATCTTTTTCATAATAAATATATAATACACGATTTAGGTTGAATTTACAACCTTTATGGGGCACTATCCCCGTAGTGGCTAGAACCCACATCAGGAGAAACAAATGGGAAGACCAATTGCTAAAAGACATATAGGTTCACCAGATGCTGGCAACGAACTAAAATGTCGTTATCATAATGGATCAGCCGAAGTAAACGGCTGGATCGTTGCTCAAAAAGGAACCAAGCGATATAAGTGCTATGATGGTTCCACATATGCAACTTGCAAATTAGTTGATAAAGCCCAAGGCACTTTAGCCGCAGGCGAGATGACTGTAACAGTAAAAGACGACGGTGGAACAATTCGCCAAGTTACAAAAATTACTGGACGTAGAGTTATGCTTGATTCAGGCACAACTATGCCATGGACATTCACAACTGATGCCTCTGATGACAGAGTTGAAATTGAAGAAGCAGGTACAGATACTTCCTTTACCAGTGCAGACGATTTCGAAGCAGACTGATAATCCAAAAGGGGAACTATTGTTCCCCTTATACCCATAACTTTTCAAAATCTAATACCTCAGGAATCTTTTGTATATCTTTAACAAAAAATGCACAAATGTTAGTCTTAGGATTGACAGGTACTGCTAATATATGCCCAACTCTTAACTTAGGTACATACCATTTTTTCTCAGTATAAACATTAACAACATCTAAATCACCAAAGTCTGGCATAATACTACTATTACTCATATCCAAACAAAATGCTGAAAATCTTCTTCCTGCACAATGAACTAGCGATAACAACTCGCTTTCGCCTGTATATCTATCTGCAATAACAATATGCCAATCTAATGGCATATGAAATCTATTTCCTCCTATTTCAACTTCTAAACAAGGTGTACTAAAACTTTCTAAAAATACTAACGGACAATATATAAAGTCAGGAGCATTTTGGTCACTATAATCTAATACTCCATAATATATATTATCTATTTCTTCTGGTATACGATCTATGTCGTATACACCATGTTCTAATGTATGTAATAGCATATCACCATTTTATTTTTTCTATTGTGTAAGGGTACCGAGCCTCATTATAAAACTTCTTACGTTCAGTTAGATGCCTTTTAGAAAACTTAGCAGAAGAGGTTATGTCCCAAATTTGGACAAAGTTTTTATCTTTTGCTTTTCTAATTCCTCTACCGATTGACTGTATGACACGGACAAAACTTTTACCTGGCTCGATAAGGACCAAATTAAATATCCTAGGTATATCGATGCCAACAGATGCAACCCCGTAAGTAGCAATAATTGCTTTGTTGTCAGCAGTTTGAACTTCGTCGTATTGTTCTCGTCGGTCTGCTGACTTGACCGAACCTGATATGAAAACGCTCTCATCTCCTAATCCTTCTTGGAGTATTTTTCCGGCTTTAATACGATCAACTAATACTAATGTATTACCGCCTTTAATAATATCTTTTAATAATTCTGTAATATAATCCATGCGAGTTTCGTTTGTCGTAAGATACGACAACTCACTAGCATAATTATTATACTGTATTGTGTCCTGTAATTGCAAGACATTTACTTTACAGTCTGCAAGTACACCTTGATCTTGTAAATCCGACGCTTTTAAGCGGTTTACAACACCACCTAAACTAACAACTAATGATACATAGGCCCAATCCTCTTTTGGGATTGTACCTGTTAATCCCCATCGGATTGGTACCTTTGCAAACGGTCCTGTAAGTAATCGTTTAAGTACATCTGCTTTTGCCATATGTACTTCATCAACAATAATTGCACTAATACCATCTATTAAATCATGTAAGCCTAATTCACTTTCACCATCTTTAAATCGTTTATCTAATACATTAAGACTCTGCCAAGTGCATATTGTATGGGTTTTGCCCAGTTCCTTTCTATCCCCGTAATACACACCGGCATCGAGTCCTAAATTAATATAATCCTTTTCTGTTTGAGTCACTAAATCTTTGTTTGGTACAATAACTAAAGTGCCACCGTATTGCTCTACACACTGACTTAATGTAGCCGTAATAAGTGTTTTACCTGCTCCTGTTGCAATTTCTTGTAAACATTGTGGTTGTGATAAAAATTGATTTATAATACCAACTTGGTAATCTCTTAGTATAATTGATTTGCCTGCCTCTTGATGACCTTTAGGCCATTTTTTATCTTTATGGGTTTCTTGTGTAACTGTAATAAAATCTAATGCAGTAGATTCGCGATTATCTTTTACATTAATTTGATAACCTTCATCAATAAGTACTGGAATGATTTCTTCGAGAAGATTTAGGTAAGTAACTGCGCCAGGACTAAAGTAACTAACACAACCGTCCCAACGACCTAATTTATATGCAGGAACATGATAAGCATAAGGCATAAAATACTTAAACTTTTTCTCTAGTTTACGCCTTGTTACTAGATTTAAATTGTGTATCTTAACATTTACTTCGTCTTTTATTTCTATTATGCAATCCATTTAATTGTCAAAAAAAAAGGTGCTGGCTCCAAGTTAGGTACACCAGCACCTTCGAAACTTGCTTATCCTCGCTTTATGCAAGTATTCTCAGCAAGTGTCATCCATCGATGCTCTGACATCTTTTTAAGGTCTGCCAGTTTGGTTACCATTCGCAAACTAACTTCTCGCAAACGATCAGTATTGGCTTCCATAAAGTTAACTACCTGTTCTTCTTCTGCCTTACTGAAGTTGTATTTTTGAAGCATTCCGTCTGCAACAATCTGTTTTACACGAAGCATTTTATCGTGCATTGTATCAAGTGTCAAATCCAAATAATGACATCTTGAAAGAATAGCTTCCAAGTGATCCTTGATTTTACCTTTTACTTTATCAAACTTTAAGTTTGTAATAAAAACAACGGATCCACAAAATTCAAACTTCTCCGGAACACCTTCTCTTCGAAGTGCCGCACTCTCTGTATTCCAGCTAATCATTCGTTTGTTACTGGAATCCAATGCCGCTTTCAGCAAGTTCAAACTAACCTCATCCCAAAGGATGCTATCACAGTCGTCAAGTACCAAAACGCTTCCCGGATCAGCATACTTATAAAGTAACTGGTACAAACCAATTGCACTAGCGGCACCTTTTTCAACACCAAATTTAATAGTGTTACCAGCAAGTTTATCAAACATACTGTTCTTTTCCAGTACCTTCTCAACACCAAAACTTTTACCTACTCCAGGAGGTCCTGTTACAACCATTCCACGTACAATTCCGTCTACACTGGCTTGAGTCATTTCGTCCAAAATTTCAAAACGCTCTTTAATTTCTGCCATACGCTCATCGTCTGTCTTTTCAACAACTACTGGTGTTTCACTAACCATTGTGTCTCCTTCTTCAAGGGTTACATAAGGTGCAAAATTTGTATTGGTAGTTTTGACTCGGATGTTATTATCGTCTGTGCGGATAGTAATAAAACCATCCCATCCATCTTTTGGAGCATTAAAATTTTGGTATTCTTTAACAAGAATTCCGGTAGTTCCACTCATTCCTTTTCCTCTGTACACGCCTCCGGTTAACGTTACTTGCGTTCCTGGCTGTATCATAATGTCTCCTGTATTTGCCTGTGTTAGCCTCGTTATTAACTATACATGTATTATACTATCTTTAACCAAAAAGTCAACCTTATTTGGCATTTTTTTTATCTTTTTTTCATTTTTTTTTATTTATTGCCTAAATTCTGCGGTTGGATCGACAAAAAGTTCAACTTCTTTGTCAGTATTTGCCCATTCTGGATACATTTCGATCTCAAATCCGTCAATATGTTTTGTTACTACTACTGTTTCATTATAAAATTCAGCAATTTTTTTTGCCTCAACCCTAGCATCATTTATAGTTTGAAATAATCCTGTTTCTTGTTCAATCATAAAGTTATATCATCTAACCCTGCAACTCTCAATTTAATAACATTATTAATTTGAAATTGCTTGGCCTCAAGAGCCTTCATTAGCCCATGGTATCTATTACGAACAAAGGCAACCTCATTTATCAATCCTTGCAAGTCTAAAACAGATTGCTCTCCGTCTACATATTTTTCAACATCTCTACTTGATAATGCTCTTTGGTAATGCTCTAAATATTTTCTAAATAATCTAGTTCGTTCTCTTCGCATTTCAATATTAAGATGTTCTAATATACTTTCAAGCTCTTGTAATTGATTAAATCTATGAGCAACAATACCAGGCATCTCCCTTGACGTTTTTTCAAGATTACCTTTCATTGAAACTTCAAACCCTATGTTGTTTAATTCTTCATTAAAATAATCAATACAATCAGGAATTTTACTTAAATCCTTTTGTATTTTTATAAACCAATTGGACATTTAATATATATAATCATCAGGTTCTTCATCATCTAGCTCTTCCTCATATCTTGAATCAAGAACAGTATCGAGCGTTTTACTGTAACCTCTAAGACTATGTAAACTATCTTCTATAGTATAACTGTAATTTTCAAAAATTTCAACCAATTGATCAGTTGCTTCTTCTAGTTCCTTTTTATCAGTATAGGCTTTTACCATGTCATATAAATCATGAAAAAAAGCTACATCTGTATCATTCATCTGCATCTACTACATCCTCGTCAAAGTTGTCTTTATTTATAAGATTTTCAGCCATTTTAACGATTGTATCTGCTTGGATTTCTTTATCACCGGTTTCATTAATTACAATTTGTAGTTTTTCATGGTTCCAATTTTTACGGAACTCTTTAATTTCGTTACCGTCTTTAGTTTGGTATTTTAACTTATTACCGTCTTTTACAATAACACCTGCTTTTTCAAACAGATCTAAACAACCACTATACGGGTCCATTCCGGTATCGTATGGTATTTTAATTTGTACGCTCTCAAAAGGTTTTGCAAAACGTGTTTTCATTACTTTACAAGCCGCCCTAATTCCACGTACATCAGTTATTTTATTTCCTGATTCGTCTTCTTTTAATTTAAGTTTTTTCATTGCTACTACAATAGAGGAAGCATATATAAAACCTTGTCCTCCACTAATTTTATCATCTGGATCGAACATGTCCTGCGATGCATATGTATGATTAGTAGCAACTATTCCTACAGGATTTCCTGCAATTAAATTAACACTATTACGAACAAGGGCAGTAAGTGCTTTGGGTTTTCTACCCATATCACCTTTCATATCGCCTTTTTCAAATTGGTCAATGTCAGTTGGTGTAAGTAACATACCTAATGAGTCCATTACAAATAAAACTTTTTGACGTTCTTCATATGGTACATCTTCATATTGGTCGCGGTAGCCTTTCATAAACTCGCTTACAAATTTTGCTACTCCGTCAATCATTGAAACACCAAATCTCATAAGTTTATCATCGGCTGTATCAACTCCAATTGCTTCTAGCCAATCTGAATCTAAGGCATTTTCTGAATCAAGTATAATAGGTAGGATACCTTGTTTTTGTGCTTGTTTAACTAAGTTACCAGAACATATGTAACTTTTACCGGAACCGGATTCACCTGCAAAACATGTAACTCTACCAAGCGGAATACCTTTACTCCAGTCTCCACTAATCAAATAATTTAAAGCATAATTACCAGTACTAATCCAATCAACAGGATCATGAAATCCTACTGCCATTCCTGGTACTGCTTTTGTAATACTATTTCTAAATTTTGAGATATCAAAAGGTCTAGACATTTTTTAACTTTCCAAGAAAATGCGGGGCATCTCTGCCCCGCTGATTTAAGATATATTAGGAATTCTTGCGTTCACGAATCATTGCAAGAATTTGGTCGGCCGAAGGCTTATTACCGTCAGTTGCCTCTTCAGTTTCTGTCGACTCTGCTTGTGTCTGTTCTTCTACTACAGGTTGTTCAACAGTACTTGCAGGTTCGCTTTTGGATTCTGGAGTAGGAACTGTTTTAGTATCACCCCCAGTTTTACTCATGCCGGCTGGTGTGTAATATGAGCCCCATTTTTCTGGGTCATATAAATCACCGGCTACCGAAGCCTCAAACATCTCGAAAATTGCTTTAACTTCGTCGTCGTTTGGTTGCTTTGGCATAAAATCATTAAGATTATGCAAGCCATTTGTATCAACTGCGGTTCTTTCGAACTCATTTAATGCTCTTTCTTTACGAGCCCAGTTAGATGTTGAATAGTCTGCATATTGCCCTTTTTGGGTCTTGGTAAGTTTAAAATCGGTACCATTTTCGTAATCAGTTGGAATCTCTGGAAAGTCAGGATCCATTAATGCCGCCGATATAATTTTGTAAATTGACGGATTAATAATAAACCTACGAATTGGATTTTCAGGAGTTTCGTCATCTTTAAGTGGATTTTCGACCACAAATCCTTGGAAGATATAAGACCGCTTTTTCCAATACTTACGAGCTTCGTTCTCCAAAGATGGATCTTTAAACCAAGGACGGATTTCCGCATGAACCGGACATTCCTTGCCCCACATTTCTACACAAGGAACTTGAACTAAAACATTTCGTCCTTCGTCTTGGCCTTTAACACCTCCAAATGGAATCTTAATCATTTGGCGTTCTTGCCAAAAGAAAGTGTTTTCTGCGTCACCATCAGGTAAGAACCTTAATGTTGCAGTTGTGTTTTCCGGGATATTCCAAAAGGGGTAAATTGCATTGTCGGTAGTAAAGTTACCACCGGTTTTTTGTTCTTGAGCTACTAACTTCGCTCTTATTTCTGCTAAGGTAGGCATAGTAATTCTCCTATATTTGCCGTTAATTGCCTGGATCATTTGTGCTGTTTGCACTCATGAACTTATTATAACATAAAGGTTGAAATAAAGTCAACCTTTAAATTACACTTTTATTTATCTTTACGAACTTCAAGTTTATTAATATATGCTTGAAGTCCTGTTGGTTGTATAACTTTTTCTTTAACTTCACCCTCAGTAAGCATTTGTACTGATCTGTTACCATCTGCAACAACTTTAGCAAGACGTTTCATATCTGAACTTTCGCCATAGTAGCCGTAGTCCTCATCTGTACCATGTCCAGCGGATGCCATTCCGGAATCAAAATCGCCATCCATTGAATCGTATCCTTGTTCCCATTCCGAACCATATTCACTTTCCAGATATTCTTGAATCCATTGATCAGGATCACCATCTCTTGCTTTAGCAATACCATATGGCATTTCGCCTGAGTTAACAAAGTAATCATATAACTCATCAAAAAATTCTTGATGATCATACAAACTAGTTTCGCCGTTCATAACAGATGACATTGCATCTGCATGTTTTTCTACGATATCATCTAAACTATGTCCTGCTTCTTTAAGTGGAAGTCCTGCCAATTTTCTTAAATCTTTTTCATTTTCAATATTAGGAATCATTTGTATATTCCTGCCAATTGTAGTAATTCTTGTATTTTTTCTTCGTCAGAAACTTCTTCGCTTTCTTTAACTTTAAATGTTTTTCCGCCAACACTAAATTCTTTTTTACCTGATTTTCTTGCTTGTGCTAATGCACCAGAAAATTCATTACCTTCGTTAGGTTCTTCTTCGACTTTTGTTTTTTTCTTCTTGTCATTAAGAGCTTTTTTCATAGGTTCTTTTTTGTCGCCATCTTTATCAAAATCTAAATAATCTGGTTTTTCGGCTGATTCCTGTTTAGGTTTTTTTATAAATTTAGCCTTCCATTCTGGTGTTCCGGGATAAATCTTTTTTCCTGTTTTAGGATCAGTATGTGAAATGCCTTCTTCTACTTCACTTTCATTTTTAACGGCCGTTACTGCACCGCCACCGACGTCTTTGTACTCCATACCGTATCTATCTTTCATTTTATCTTTTCTTGCCTGAATTCGTTTTCGTGTATCATCTCGTCTTTTCTTACCCTCGTCACCGTATCCACTAGTTCGATTTACGCCCACTGGAATATCTATACCAAACCCTTCTGCCGAATCATTATCAGGGGCACCTTTATAATGACTTTTTTCAAAAAAGATATCATTGCTTGTATATTTGCTTAACTGCTTATCTAAACTTTCTTCAATAACATCTGTAATGTCGGGCTTTTCTTGGTTTTCAAAAGTTATATTATTTTTAACAAGACGAAGTGCCTTATTACGATCAGCAACTTCCATAACATCAAAACCTTCTGCTATTTCTGTTACCAATGCACTAACTTTTTCATCAATTGCTTTTTCACCAATATACTTTAACCAATGTTGATTTTTTAATGTGACACTATCAAACGCAAAGTTACTTGGGTTGTTGATATCGTCATCTTCAAACAATCCAAGTTCAATTTTACCTTCAAGAAGTGCGAGCTCAAGTCGTTCAAGAATAGTACCTTCTGAAACAAGAGTTGCAAGGTAAGGAAGCACACCTGTCAAGCTCTCATCAAAAGTATGTTTAGTTAGAACTTCTTGCAGTTCGCCTTCAACTTCTTCATTTTTAATTTGATCGTTATTAATACTTTGAATTGCTTCATTGTAAGTTCGTGAACTTTTAATTTTATTAAGATCTTCTTTAATATTATTAACTCGCATAATTGCTAATTCATGTAATCCACTTACACTTTCGTTTTCTTCTTTAAAGTTTTGTCTAGTATATCTAACAAAATTCTTTAATTGTCCTAGTTCTTCATCTAATGAAATTATATTTTTACCTCCATCATCAAACGGAGTCCCTTTGTTCGCAATATGTCTTGCCATTGCTCTAGCAGATAATAAATTTTTGCTAGGAAATTTAAATCTTTCGCCCTCAGCATTTTCAATATAAATGGATTTTATATTGCGGGCTCTACTGCCTCTTGATTCTTCGTTAACAGGTGCGGCATGTCTTACTACTAATCTTGTATTACCTACATCCTGATATGACGATTTTGAAGAACCATATGATTTAGAGAATGCACTCTCTTGTATACTGTCCATGTCTGCTTCCTTTTTTAAATCAAAAACGTAATCTTTTGGTTGTAATATGTGACCGAATTTTTTAAGGTTAAAATCCATCATATACTTTTTTGCTAGTTGTTTTATAGTGTTGATAGTATCCTTCGCTTCATCAAATGTAACACTTTTGCCTAAGTGTACTTTAATTTCTTCTTCGCTACTGGTTATAACTAAGTTTGAATCTGTTAGAAAAAAACGCCTAGCATCCTCAGGTTTTATAACTTTTTTTCCAATATCATCAAACATGCGAATAGTAAAACCATACCCTTTAAGTATAGCAAATATATTTTCGCTTATAGTTTCTACATTAACAGCCATAAATCACAACCCTTTATGATATTTATCAAAGAATGCCGATTGGCATTGGCATATCCAGCGGATCATCACCTAGTGGATCAATTAATTCTTCAAATGCTTCTTTATCATGTTTTGTAATTAACTGCACAATGCGAATACATAATACTGCGGCCATTACTAAATCATCATGTGCACCATCTTTTGCCGCATATGATCTGCCTCTTGCAACAAATGTTTTAAGTTCTTGTATTAAATTTCTACTATAAATTTTTACTTTTTTCTCTTCAACAAAGTATTTTAACTTAGAACATGCTTCTAACTTGTTTTTATGTGTAGTAACCATTCCTCTAGTGAACATTTGTCCTTTAGTTTTTGGTTCATTTACTAAATTACCATAAAAATTAACAGGGCCCAATTCTTCATATGCCATTAACGATGCTTTACCTATTCCATTATTTTCAATACTATAATATATATTTTCTTCATTTTGTACTTTATCTTGTATTTCCTTTAATATACTTTGAAGTATAAGCATCTGATTACGTACATCTGTTTTATTATGTTTCCATTCTGCTACTTGTGAAAATTTAGGTAAACTAAAAACTTGTATAGCCGCGAAATCACTACCTGTACCCATTGAAGGATCTAATCCTACACAATATGTAGAATTTTTATTAATATCTTGATACCAACGAACTTGCCCTTCAACACGTATTGGTTGTTGTTCTTCTAGTAGCACAAGTTTTAATGGTGCTATAAGTGTTTCATCAGCAGTAATAAACTCACATTCATGTTCTCGTCTAAAACGTTCTTCACCTATTTTTCCACGTTCTTCATTTGCCCATTTATCATCTCGATCAGGATGGTCCTGCCAACGTGATCTAAATGCCCTAAATCCATTCTTTCCAAGTTCTTGTTCATTTCCATAATCATCTACATTATCAACAGCCGATTTCCATATTTGTGCAAACTGATCATTGTCTTGATTAGGTGTGCTAGTAATAATGCATTTACCACCTGTTGCAAGTGTAGGTGATAGTGATGTCCAGAATTCTTCTGCTACTCTTGGAGGTACAAATGCAAACTCGTCTAAGTAAACAAGTGTTAGACTCATACCTCTACCTGTGTTTTCTGTTGTTGCTTGTGCTACAATTCTACTGCCATTATCAAATTCTATACTTCCTCTGTTATAACTTGTACAACCTGCCTTGATCCATTCAGGCAATGTTTCGTATATATAACGTAATCGTTGCATTATTTCTTGAGCACCTGCGTATTTGTGTGCCGCAATTAAAATTGTAGCATCAGGTTTAAACATTGCATACCATAATAAGTATGCCGCGGCCGCAGTTGACTTTCCTGTTTGTCTAGGTAGCATTGCAATAGCATATCTGTAATTATTATATGTTTCAATTAATCCTTTTTGATATTCAAATAAATCAAAACTAACTCTACCTTTTACAGGATGTTGTATATAAGCATACATTTCAATGAAATATATCGGATCCTCCATGGCACGGCCAAGTTCGTCAATTTGTTCTTGTGACCATTTTTGGGATTGATGCGGTTTTTTAACTAATACGTCATCTTGCGTCTGCATAACACTCTATACTATTTTCCAAATACTTGTCGCCTTTAAACCATTGTATAGGTTTATTATCAAACTCTGGAGGTAGTGTATCCAACTTCCATTTGTCAGGCATAAACAATTTTTCTTTATTTGTTAATAATAATTTACTAGCAATGTCTTCACTAACTTTTATATTATCTGTTTTTACTAATGCTTTACCTATAGCAATTGAACAAACAAAATGATTTTTATTTGAATTTACTAACTCGTTAGAACTTTTTGGACCTGCAGAACATTGCAAAAACGAAGGATCATACCCTTGTTGTAATGCAAAACTACATATTATACCTAATGCTACACCTATATCAAGATGTACTGCCTTAGGAAAAGCATCTTTTTCTTCTTTAAAGTAATCGTCATATGTATTAAAATGGTCTTGCTTTGCTAGGTTAGCATAAAACAAAATATGTATAGGTGCAAATACAGATGCAAATCTTTCTGGTTTTTCGTCCATAAAAACATTATTAAACAACCAAATTTTTTGTTCTGGTGATCTCCAATCTATAATTGTACAATCATATAATCTAAAGTTTTGTTTACTAGGTACAATTTTTAACAAATCAATAAAGGGTTTAACATCAGGTCTTACTGTATCATCATACACTAAAACTTGATGTCTTTGTTGAAATTGTGTTAACATAATTCATTAATTAAAGCCTTGCAATTCTCTACTAGATTTTTGTAATGGGCGACGGGTAGTTTTACGTTTTGTTTGTTGTTTTTGTACAGGCGTTCTTTTTTGGATTTTCTTTTTCTTTTTATTCCATTGGCTTAAATCATTAGTACTTGCACCAATTGATACATTAGCTCCTGGTAATTTTGTACTAAGACTACCGCCTAATTTTCGATTACCTTTAGAATCTGTATGTAAATTAAGGCCTCCAAGGAGATTTCCTAATTTAAGACCTCCTAAACCTATACTCCATCCGCCTTCGTTAACAGGCGTATCTAATCTTTTTTTTTGAATTCTTGCCACTCTGCCATGAGCGACTCTTCGTTAAGTGGATTGTCTCCGTACTTGTTGTCAGATTCAGAATCACCTCTAGTTTTTCCGAAGCCTCTAAATGATACATCATCAATATCACCATGTGCATCATTTGGTGACCCACTAAACTCAGGTGATGAATTTTCAAAATCATCTGAGTCGTGTTCTTTCATTTCTTGTGGAGATGCTAGAACAGTAAGCATGTCTCGCATATTTTCAGTTCCAGTTGGAGGTCCGCCACAACCACCTTCTGCTGGCATTGGCTCAGGTTCTGCATGTTGCATACCTGCTAACCTAACTAAATCTTCTAATTCAACTGAAACTTTCATGTTACTTCCTTGCTGTCTGTTTGCCTACTCCAGCCATTTTGCTGGGATTAGGTATAGAATTTTGACCGCTCAACGGGCTTGTTTTATTGCCCTCTGTGGTCTCCATTTGTGGTGCCGTACTCTCGCTACTTGCATATTCAAACTTCCTGCTCTCTAAACCCTTAAGAAAATCTACATTATATTCGCCACCATAATATCTACTATTATTTTTAGCCTCGTCTCCTGAATAATCAGTTCCCATAATAGCCTCTTTAGGACTTTCGTCCTCAGGTTCATCAAGCTCATTGAGCGGATCTTCTAAATTCCTAACTTTTAATTTATATTCTGGAATGCTAAGATATTCTACTAGTTGTTGTTGTAATATGTGCGGAGCAACAGGTAAATTTAATTTTGCATCCACGATGTAAACATCTATAGCAGTACCTTGGTTAGCAAACTCTAATGGGTTAGTTTGCGTCATTAATTTTCTTGCGGAAGAAATACTTGCAGGGGAATATCGCTTTAAGAATACATCCATCTTATCGTCAATTTGGGAATCAATCTCTTCTCCCAAAGGGATGGCCATCTTAATACGTAAATCGTATTGTTTCTTAGATTCGGTTAAGTATTCATTTAAACGCTTCATATTATTCCTCGTCTTTTTCTTCTCGAACTTCGTCTTCTTCGTTGTCTTTTTTCTGTGCTTCAGCAACTAAATCAGCATAACTACGTAATAAATCTTGTGCAGTTTGTAGTGCTGGTGTGTCTGTAGTTTCCTCAATTTGCTCGCCTTCATCGACTTGCTCTTCAGATTCTTCTACTTCTTCTTCTTTTGCTTCTTCAACTTCTTCTTTTTCATCATCGTCGTTTGCCTCGGCAACGATTTCTTCGGTTGTTTCTTCTATTGCTTGCTTTAATTTGCTATCTGTTACTTCAACAGTTTCTTCAACTGGTTCGATGGCTTCCTCAACTTGATCTTTTAAAAGATCAGCATAAGCTCGAAGTTGTTGTGCAGAATTGGCATATTCCATAATACTATCCTTGGATTTCTGTTTATTTTATTTATCTTTATTTTGAGATAACGCACTCAACATGCTATTTCTATCCGAAACAACATATTCAGCGTCTTGTTCTATTACTTTTGGCATCTTATGTACGTTTTGATCTAAACGCATCTTCTTAAGTTGCAGTTCAATTGCTTTTAATTTTCTATCTGCTTTAGCATTTTTTGCATCTACTGCGGTTTTTAATACACTAGATGCGGCTTCAAATATCTTTCCTGCATTACGATCTTCTACATTAAACCCTAGATCCATTAAATCTTCAAATGCTTTTTCTGCTTTATCAGCATATCTATCCATATCAGGATCACTTGAATGTATATCATCAACATGTGTTAGTGAAGTATTAATACGATCGCTCATATCTACAACATTTTTTACTGGTTCTTCGGGTACAATTTGTTGTTCTTCTACAATAGGTAAAGGTGCAACTTCTGTTACAGTAACCGGAGTTGCTTTCTTTTCCCGTGATTCGTAAAATTCTTCTGCTTCTACAGGATCTGCTAAATCAAATAAATCTTCTAATTTTTTAGTCATCGTTTACTTTTACCGTAATTATTAAATATTTCTTTTTCTGTTATAATACGAAACTGAATTCCTTTACGTTTACACCATTCGTTAGCGGCTGTCCATTTAGCATGATTTAATGCTACGGCCGCTTTATCAGTTCTTGACTTTGCTTCGGTAAGACTTGATTGGGTACTAGGTTTTATTTCAATCATTTCCATACGTTTCTCACCTTTTTTATTTTGATAAACAATCATAAAATCTGGTACGTACTTAGTATGTTTTCCTGTAAAGGGATTTCTATAAGGAATTGAATGTCCTTCACTTGCCCAACCTATAACACTAGGATGACTGTCACACATTCTCATAAAAACTAATTCCCAACTACTTCGATAAGTTGGTGTATGCTTACCAAAGTATTTTCCGGGATTTTTACAAACATATTTTCCTTGATCGTACTTTCTTCTTCGCATCTATCATCCTGTTATATCAGTTAATGCATCTGCGACATTTAATCTGCTACCAACAGATCTAGATTGGTCATCATTGTTGCTTTCGTCGCTTTGGTTAGCGAGATAATGTACTTGCTCAAAACTAATATTCATTGTCCATGTAATTGGATCTGAAGATCCATAATCTAAAGTATCATGTGAAATACTATTAACCATTGG